AACCTTGGCTCCGATGAGAAGTCAAAAACCGCCTCAACGGTCTTCTGAAGAGTTGGCTCAATTGGGTCCGGATCCGATGTCCCGTCCCCGTCCTCAAATGCGTGCTGGTAGTTTAACAGACATGGACGATCGTGAAGTATTGGCTCGTACGATTGCTGGAGAAGCGGGTAGCGAAAGTTTCAAAGGCCAACAAGGCGTGTTGAATGTATTGATGAACCGTGCCCGTAACGGTGGGTATGGCGGCAAAAACCTAAGAGATGTTGCTTTAGCCGATGGACAGTTTTCAACGTGGAATAAAGTTACTGGGTACGCAAAAGGCGAAGGCGGTCTAGACGTCTTTAATTTAAAACCTTCTGCTGAAATATATGGATTGGTTGATAAAGCGATGAACGGCAATCTCGACGACGTAACAGGAGGTGCTTTAAATTTCTACAATCCGGCAATAGCAGATCCTAAATGGGGCGCAAGATACGGCGGTAACTTCCCGTTGACGATTGGTAATCACATTTACGGGTGGGCTAAATAATGGATACCGCAAACAAGTTCAGCATGGAAGCAAATGGCATGGTACAAACCAAGCCTTTGACTGAGTGGAAAAAAGAACCAAGCGTCATGGATCTGAAAGCAGATCTTGATATTGCTAAACCGAGCCGAGACGCGAGGGTTACTCAGGTTCAACATTGGCTCAATCTTCGAAATATTGAAGGCAATGTCAAACCAAAGCAAATCAAAGGCCGTAGCCAAGTTCAGCCTAAGCTCATTCGTCGTCAAAACGAGTGGCGCTATTCTGCTGTATCCGAACCATTTCTAAGCTCAGAAAAACTGTTCAAAGTGTCTCCTGTAACGTGGGAAGACAAAGCAGCCGCTAATCAGAACGAGATGATTCTAAACTGGCAGATGCGTACTAAGCTGAACCGAGTGAAGTTTATCGATCAAGTTGTACGTACGTTTGTCGATGAAGGCACGGCCGTCATCCGTGTTGGTTGGATCAGGAATACAGAAATTGTTCAGGTAGAAAAACCTATCTACAATTTCTATGATCTACGTCCCGAAGACGAGCAGCAAGCAGAGATGTTGGCTCAAGCTCTTGAGATGCGTGTCCAGAACTACAATGAGTATTTGAACCTGCCGGAGATTCTCCAGGAAGCCACTGAGTTTACGATGGAGAACGAGCGTCCTGTATTTGCTGAACAAGTAGGTACAGAGATCGTTGAAGAAGAGAAAATCTTGGATAACCGTCCAACGGCCGAGATTGTGGATTATCCTAATTTTTATCTAGATCCAGCGGCCGAAGGTGACGTAGACAAAGCAACATTTGCTGTGGTGTCTTACGAAACTTCTAAAGCAGAGCTGTTGAAAGACGGCCGGTACTCCAATCTTGAAGACATCAAATGGGCCAATCAAAGCCCGTTGATCGAGACTGACCATGAGACCATGTCAGACAACACAACCGCCTTTAAAGATGATCTACGCAAGCGTGTCGTGGCCTACGAATACTGGGGCTGGTACGACATTGAAGGCAATGAATCGTTGGTTCCTATTGTGGCCACATGGGTCGGAAACACGATGATCCGTATGGAAAAAAATCCATACCCGGATCAAAAAATACCTTTCGTTGTCATCCCGTATCTTCCCGTCAAGAAGAGTGTTTTTGGTGAACCTGACGCTGAGTTGCTGAGTGAAAACCAAGCAATCTTGGGTGCTGTTACTCGTGGCATGGTCGACCTGTTGGGACGTAGTGCCAACGGTCAGACCGGTTTCTCTAAAGACATGCTCGATGCTGTAAACCGGCGCCGGTACGAAGCAGGACAAGATTACGAATTCAATCCAAACAAAGACCCACGTTTAGGCGTGCATCAACACTCGTATCCAGACATCCCAGCATCTGCCATGAATATGTTGGCTCTACAGAACCAAGACGCAGAAGCTCTCACAGGCGTTAAAGCCTTCTCTGGTGGCTTGTCTGGAGAAGCTTATGGTGACGTAGCCTCTGGTATCCGCGGTATGCTGGATGCAGCCTCTAAGCGCGAAATGGCCATTGTACGTCGTTTGGCTCAAGGCATCAAAGATATTGGAGACAAGTTTACATCAATGAACGCCATCTTCCTCTCCGAGGAAGAAGTCATTCGTGTGACTAATGATGAGTTTGTATCTATCCGTCGTGAAGACCTGGAAGGTGAATTTGATCTAGCAGTGGATATTTCTACGGCTGAAGTCGAAGATGCCCAAGCTCAGGATCTGACATTCATGTTGCAGACTATGGGCAACACCATGGACTTTAACCTGACCAAGATGATTTTGGGTCAGATTGCAAAACTGAAGCGTATGCCTGATCTCGCTAAACTGATTGAACAGTTTGAACCGCAACCAGATCCCATTGAGCAAGCACTGCGCGAGGCTGAGCTGCAAAAAGTACAAATGGAAATTCAGGTACTTCAGTCAGAGATCATGGTGAACCAGGCTAAAGCACGTGAGACGGCTTCCAATGCAGATCTAAAAGACTTGGACTTCTTGGAAACTGAAACAGGTACAAAACATGCGCGAGACGTAGATAAGACCCATGCTCAAGCACAGAGCAATCAGACGATGAAGATTACAGAAGGTATTCTGAAGCAAGGTGAAGGTGGACCGAGTAAAAGCAATATTCGTCAAGCAGTTGCGTACGATAGAATCACTCAAGCGTTGACCGATAGGAAGACTCAGTGAATCGTCCCAACCACACCACACCGCGTCAAATCACATCAGAATACCTCTTAAGGACACAAGATGAATAACGACATTGCTGAACTTGAATTGAACATCGAAGCAGCCAAAGAACTCATGCAACAGCGTGACGCTCTTCTCCGGTTGAACGATAACCATGACTTCAAGAAGATCATTGCTAAAGGCTATTTCGAAGACGAATCAATCCGTCTAACGCACTGCACTGCCGACCCAAACCAAAAGAACCACCGAGACGAGATCATGATCAGCTTGCAAGCCATATCGGTTCTAAAACAGCATCTACATTACATAATTGTAATGGGAAACAATGCCGAACAGGCAATGCTTGAAGCTGAAGAGACCTTGGACGAAATCCGTGCAGAAGGCGGTGAAGTCTAATGGCAGATGTAAATTATGATGGTTTGACCGATGAAGAGTTGATGCAGCTTCCTGATCCCGAAGAGATGGAAGACTCAACGTTGTTCGCGGAAGAAAATGTTGAGCCGACGTTTGAAGAGGAACTGGACACCGCAACCGAAGAAGCGGACGTAGAACCAGAACCAACCCAAACCGAACCAGAGCAACCCGAAGCAGAAGAAGCGGCAGCCGAAGGCGAAGCCGTTGATGATGCTGACGAGATTGAAGAAGTAGAAGCTGCTGCTGAAGAACCTGTCATTGACCCAATGGCTGAATCTAAAGACGAGCAAGAAGCTCCAGAAAAGGTTGCAGCTGAAGACGACAAGACCGAAGCAGTCGACGAAGAGCCGGACTACAAAAAGATGTACGAAGAAGTCATGGCTCCGTTTAAAGCGAACGGCAAAGAATTCAAACCAGAGTCTTCGCAAGAAGCGGTTCGTTTGATGCAACAAGGCGCAAACTACGTCAAGAAGATGACTGCGTTGCGTCCGAACTTGAAGCTTATGCGTATGCTTCAAAACCAAGATTTGCTCGATGAGGAAAAACTAACTTTCCTGATTGATGTGCATCGCCGCGATCCCGCAGCGATTCAGAAGCTTCTCAAAGACGGAGATGTGGACCCTATGTCCATCGATACCGATGAGGAGCCCAAATACAGCCCCGGTGATCACAAAGTCAGTGATGACGAGATGGCGTTTCATTCTACTCTGGAGGAAGTTCTTTCCTCAAGCACTGGATCGAAAACCGTCAAACTCATTAACGACACATGGGATGCCCGGAGCAAAGAGGAGGTTTATCGAGATCCCGATATTCTCAAGCTGATGGATCAACATCGACAGTCAGGAATCTACGACAAGATTTCTACTGAGATCGATCGTCAGATGACCCTGGGGGATATCTCGACAAACATTCCGTTTATCGAAGCCTATAAGACCGTTGGTGACAAGCTATTTCACTCAGGACGATTGATTCCGCAGGACCAAGAGCAAGGCAACAAGCCCAATACTCATGGTTCCTCTGAACAGACACGTACACCTGTAGCGACAAGCAAACCCAAACGCACTGTAGCCTCGAACGGAGACCGCGTGAAGGCTGCCTCCCCTACACGTTCAACCCCTAAAGCGCCTGCTAAAGAGTTCGATCCGTTTGCGATGTCAGACGATGAACTCATGAAGGCGACATCTCCCCGTTTTTGAGGAACTGAAAAATGGCCCAGATTTATAACGACGGCACCCAATCGGGTGAAACAATCGACGGTACTGGCTCGACCCAGATGAATACCTTCCTGTGGCAACGGAAAGCTTTGATTGAAGCTGCCAAAGACATGTATTTCATGCCCCTCGCGGACGTGACCAACATGCCTAAGCACTACGGCAAAAAGATCAAAGTCTACCACTACATGCCCCTGCTCGATGACCGCAACGTCAACGATCAAGGCTTGGATGCGGCTGGCTCTTCGTACGCTAACGGTAACCTGTATGGGTCATCTAAAGACATTGGTTCAATCGATACCAAACTGCCGACACTGACTGAGAACGGTGGCCGTGTTAACCGCGTTGGTTTCACGCGTCTGCAGATCGAAGGCACCATGCAGAAGTTTGGTTTCTTCCATGAGTGGACTCAGGAATCAATGGACTT